TACGCTGGGTGGCAATGTGGTTCCCGCGCTGGGGCATGGCGCGAAAAGCGATGCCGCGCTGCTGCGCGCGCTGGGCAAACGGTTTGATGCGGTGGCCACGATCAAGGCGGCCACGCTGATCTTCGCGCCGATCGGCAGTGGCAAATCCGCAGGCGGCAGTGATCTGCCCACCGAAACAATCGAACGCAGGCAGACCGATGGCAGCGGCGATTACACGCGGATTGACCAGAATGACCGCGCCGGGGTGACGGCCCGCTGGCATGACAAGGCCAGTGGCACCCGCAAAACAGTGACGGTGAAAGGCAGCGGCACCGGCAAGGCCAAGCGGCTGCGCAAGGTTTACGCGAATGAGGCGGATGCAAAACAGGCCGCCAAGGCAGAAAACAGTCGCCTTGCACGGCAGGTGGCAAAGTTCAGCACCAAACTGGCCTATGGCCGCCCCGACATTTTCCCGGAACGCCCGATGGAATTGACCGGCTTCAAGGCGGAAATCGATGCGCGGCAATGGGTGGTGGCCGAATGCAGCCACACGATGGATGGCAGCGGCGGTTTGACCACCGGCCTGACACTGGAAGCCACGAAATAATCTGCACATTCTGTCAATGTAACTATTGACTACATTGTAACTTTGGGCTACATCATTCGCATGAAGCCGATCACTTACACCCGTTCTGCCATCAAGACCTTGCGCCGGATGCCTGCGAATACGGCACAGCGCATCGTGGCGAAGGTGGAAGAATATGCCGCCAATCCGGCGGCGCAGGCCAACAATGTCACCGCGCTGAAGGGGCGCACCGGCATCCGCCTGCGGGTGGGTGACTGGCGCGTTATTATGGATGATGGCGCGGTGCTGGCCGTGCTGGAAATTGGCCCGCGTGGCGGTGTTTACGAATGATGGAGATGACAATGGGCGAAATGATCACCATTCCCCTGGACGAATATGAGGCATTGAAACTGGCCGCCGTGGATCTGGAAGATTTGCGCAGCTATGACCGCGCGATGGCGGCGATCCGCCACGGGGATGAAGAACTGGTCCCTGCCGAAATTGCAGCCCGCATGATTGCCGGGGAACGGCCCCTGCGCGTGTGGCGCGAATATCGCGGGCTGACGCAGGTGGCGCTGGGTGATGCATCCGGCGTGAACCGTGTTCAGATCGCCAATATCGAAGCGGGACAGAAAAGCGGATCGATCGACACGCTGAAAAAGCTGGCCGATGCGCTGGCCATCACGGTTGATGATCTGATCTGAACGGCGGAGGGGCCCTTAACAGGCACCCGCCTGTTCAGCCCCAAAGGTGGCCTGTTCCACCGTGTATTTATCGCCTGCATCCGATGACAATTGATCAATCAGGCCATTGCATGAGAAGCCCGACATATCGAGATATTGCTTGGCAGACCGGGCAGCCTGTTCATTCCAGTCGATAGTCAGGCTGTCCACCGCTGCGGTGGCGTCTGCCACTTCATAGCCATCGCCATATTCGGATGACAATTGGTCAATCAAACCACTGCGCGAAAAGCCTGACATACTGATATATTGCTTTGCCGACCTGACAGCATTTTTCTGTGGGCCGGTCAGATTGCTTGCCACTTCTTCATTGCTTTCGGCCATCCCGCCAGACGTTTCCGCCGGAACATCACACGCGGCAACACCTGACAAAAGTGCGAGGCAAATCAGTTTCTTCATTCGGATTGCTCCTGTTGCAAATTAAGTGACAATCAAATCTTCCGGGCAATGGCCACGACGCGGCCAATGACATTCATTTCCCCGTCATAGGCGATTTCTTCAGGCTGACCACCATCGGATAACAGGCGAATGCCGGTGCCATCCTTTGTGGGGCGCAGCCGTTTGATCATGCCCATGCCGCCCATTTCCAGCGCCCAGATTTTATCCCACATCTCTGGCGTGCGGATGGCCGTATCCACCAGCACCACATCGGCATCCTGTATGGTGGGCATCATCGAATCGCCAATGCCACTGGCCCAGAACAGATTGCGGATAGGCGATTCTGTAAACTGGCGCAGCCATGCGCGGGAAAAGCTGCGCGATACACCTGTAACCGGCACATCATGGATAAAGCTGCTGCCCATGCCATATGCCAGATCGAATTGCGGCAATTCCACCACATCCGATTTTTCGGCAGGCGGCCCGTTCCACGTCTGCTGCGCCTCGCCAACCTTATTCGATGCTGGATCGTCAGTCTCTCCCATCAGATATTCAGGCGTAGTGCGAAGCGCGCGAGCGATGGGAACCAGATATTTCGATTGCCGTGATCCGCCAGAAATCAACTTCCAGATGGTTTGCTGGCTTACGCCCACACGCCTAGCCAGTTCCGCCTGGGACCAGCCTCGCTCATTCAACAGAGTTTCGATGCGTTCACCGATAATCATTCTCATCAACCTACAACTTTGGTTGTTTTTGTGCGCGTGACTTTTGGGTGTTGACGATAACAACATAGGTTGTTATTTCGTCACCCATGAACGCAGCACCAACACCTTTCGAGGCACTACAACTGGCGGTTGAAAAAGCAGGCAGTCAGGCAAAGCTGGCGGCGATCTGTGAAGTTTCGCAGACTGCCGTTTGGAAATGGTTGCAAAGTTCCAAGCGCCTTCCGGCGGAACACATCTTGTCAGTGGAAGCTGCCACTGGTGTTTCACGTTACTGGTTGCGGCCTGATATTCACCATCCTGTTCATGCGAACCGTTTCATCGGTGTAGATCACCATGCCACCCGCGTCCCCTTCAATAATGGGGACGAAATGCAGCGGGGTGGCGCATGACCAAGCGCCGCGAACCATTGACCTATCAGCACACGCTGACCGTGGTGGCCGCCCTGATCGGGTGGGATCGCTGCGGCGCGATTTGCGGGGTGTCAGAACGGTCAGTGCGAAACTGGTCAGATCATGATTGCGAAATCGAAATTCGCATGATCGATGCCGAACGGTTGGATCGCGCCTATGTGGAACATGGCGGCAACCACGCACCATTCCATCGCCTGATGGGGCTGCGACAGGATATCGCATCACGCGAAGCTGCCGCCCGCGAATTGACCAATGTGGCAAAGCTGGCCGCCAAGGAAACGGGCGAAGCCCTGTCCGCCATGATTGATGCGGGCCTGAATGCCGATTGCCCCGCCACCCAGCGCGCCGCGCGCAAGGAAATTGAAGAGGCAATTGATGTTCTGACCGATGGGCTGGCCACGCTCACCAATCTTTCCGCACACCAGGGGGAAACAGCATGAACATGCCCATGTCCCTGCCTGCAACGCACAAGAACAATGGCGCGGAAACGCCAGTGGCAGAACGCCATCATGGCAAGGCACCTGTTTGCCGCTGCCCTGTGTGCGATCACAAGGCATTGACCCGCAGTTCCGAAGAAATTTCACCCACCTATAGGCGGCTTTATTACGTCTGCCAGAATATCAAATGCGGCATGACCTGGGTGGCCAGCCTGGCATTTGAAAAAACCCTGTCCCCCAGCGGGCTGGGTGAGGAATTCAGACCGGCCAAGGTCGATCAGGAACGCCCGCCGGGCCATGATTTTGGCCAGACATCCATCTTCGACATGATCAGCGCCAGCCAAAGGGACTGATCCGAACTTCCGACACAAAAGGTCCAACCGATCGCGCCGCGCGCGCGAACGGGCGGATTTTTGCATCCAGAACAAAGCAACCCATTCATGCAAGACCGGCTTCGCCAAGACATTATCAAACGCCTGAAGGACGATTACAAATTCACGTCCACAGGTGGCGAATGGCTGCGCGGCGGCAAGTGCCCGGCATGCCGGGACAAATCGCTCTATATCCATTCGCAAAAACCGTGGGTGCTGCGCTGCGGGCGCGAAAGCAAATGCGGGCAGGAATGGCCGGTCAAGGAACTGTATGATGATCTGTTTGACAATTGGTCAGACCGGCACAAGCAATCCGAAAAAGACCCGCACGCCGCCGCCAAGGCATATCTGCGCGATGGGCGCGGATTTAACGAAGTTAAGCTGGGCGGTGCCTACACCCAGGAATGGTATCAGGACCGCAAGATCGGCCACGGTTCGGCCACTGTCCGCTTTCCCTTGCCCGATGATGGCTGGTGGGAGCGGATCATTGATCGCCCCTATCGCTTCGGGAAGAAGAAGGCGAATTTCAAATATGGGTACAAGGCATCAGGCCACGCCTGGCACCACCCATCGCTGACATTTGATGATCTGGCCACCGCCGATGAAATCTGGATCGCAGAGGGCATCTTTGATGCCATCGCGCTGGGGGAGGCGTTTGAAAAGGTGCGGCCACGGGCGCGCGCCGCAGCCAGCATGTCCACCAATTTCTATCCTGCCAAATGGATGGCCCAGCTGGCAGAGGCGGTGGCGAAACGGGGTGTGGGGGCTAAGCGACCCACCCTTGTCTTTGCCTTTGATGTCGGCGCAGCGGGTGTGCGCTATACCCGCAAATGGGTGGCGCAGGCGCGCGATGAAGGGTGGACCGCGCGCGCCGCACAGGTCCGCCCCGATGGCGAAGGCGCGAAACAGGATTGGAATGATCTGTTCCAGCTGGGCCAGCTGACCGCCGAAAAACTGGATTCCTATCTGGAAAATGGTGACATCACCATTGCTGAAAGCGCGGCGGAAAAGGCGTTCCTGCTCTATCGCCGCAGCAGGCGGGCAGAATTCCCGCTGACCTTCAAGACCCGCCAGCTTTGGGCCAAATTCTCTGTCCAGCGGATCAATGAACTGATCCAGTCCTATGATGAAGACAAGACGCTGGCCGCCCTGTCGAATGAGGAAAAGTGGGATCTGGCCGCGCGTGAAGCGGTGGAAATTCTCGAAATCGCCAATTGCGTGTTTCGCGCCCTGTATTTCCAGCGTGATGCCGCGATCAATGACAGCAGCTATTACGTCCGCGTCGATTTCCCCGGCAAACAGGACACGGTAAAGGCCAACTTTCCCGGCCCCGCAATCGCCGGTTCCGCAGAATTCAAAAAACGCCTGATATCGGTTGCCCCCGGCGGCATCTACACCGGCACGACATACCAGCTGGACAGGCTGATGGAACGCCAGCTGGACGGCATTCGCACCGTCGATGCCCTCTATTTCTCCGGCTATTCGATCGAACACGGCGCATGGATGTTTGATGATATCGCCGTCACACAGGGCCGCGTCGTCAAGCTGAATGACGAAGACTATTTTGAAATCGGCAAGGTGGGGGTGAAGCCGCACAGCGCCACTGCCGAATTCGCCATCGATTATGATCCGAACACGCTGGATTATTCATGGTGGGAAGATTTCCATACCGCATTCGGTTCGCTGGGCCTTGTCTCGCTGGCGTGGTTCTTCCTCTCGCTTTTTGCCGAACAGATCAGGCGCGATCAGCAAAGCCTGGGCTTTCTGGAAATCGCGGGGCCGCCCGGATCGGGCAAATCCACCATGCTGATTTTCCTGTGGAAGCTGGTGGGCCGCCGCCACAATTATGAAGGGTTTGACCCTGCCAGCGCCACCGCCGCCGGTATCAGCCGCGAACTGGTGAAATATGGCAATCTGCCCGTGGTTCTGCTGGAAGGGGACCGGGACAAGGATCAGCCAGCGGCCCGCCGCTTCAACTGGTCAGAACTCAAAAAGATTTACAACGGCCACAGCCCCCGCACGCGCGGCGTGGCCAATGCGGGCACCGACACATTCAGCCCGCCCTTCCGTGGCTCCATCGTCATCGCCCAGAATCACCCTGTGCGCGATGCAGAAGATGCGGTGCTGGAACGCATCCTGCCCCTGTTTGTCGATAAAAGCCGCTTCACGGCAGAGGGCAAGGCAGCAGGTGAACGACTGAAGAAGCTGGACGTTGATCAGGTGTCCCACTGGATCGTGGCCATGATCCGGCAGGAAGCCCAGATCATCGAATATTTCAACAATCGCTTCCCTGTCCACGAGGCTGCGCTGATGGCCGAACCTGAAGTGCAGAATGACCGGCTTGCCTTCAACCATGCCCAGCTGGCGACCGCTCTGGATTGCCTGTCAAAAGCCATGACGCTGGATGGCAAATCGCTGTTTTCCGTGGCCGAACTGGCAGAAGGGCACGCGCTGATCCGCCAGATGTGCCTGTCACAACATGGCGCGCTGGGTGCCGATCACCCGATTGTGCAGCAGTTCTGGGAAACCTTCGATTTCATCGATCAGAAGATGACCGAAGGCAAGCTGGCGGTGGAGGCGGATGGCCTGAACCACCATCGCAAGGAATCGCTGATCGCCTTCCGCATGGCGGAAATTGAACAGCAATTCGCCGCCCACCGCATGACCATGCCGGGCGGGTCGATCCTCGAACTGAAGAAGCTGCTGCCCACCAGCAAATCCAGAAAGTTTCTGGGGCAGAGCGTCGTCAACTGCCGCGATGGCAAGGCGCGCCATTGCTGGGTGTTCCAGAAGCCACCCGAACAAGCCTTCCAACCCGCTGAAAAGGGATTGCCGATATGAGCGATAAATCAGGCGATGGCGTCCGCATGGGCCTTGTCCCCGTGCCAGATGGCCAGGGCGGTATCCGACACGAATTCCGGCCCCTGCCCCCGGCCAAGGGGAAGAAGAAAACGCGCATCCAACCGGCGGATATTCATGCCAATCCTGATGAATCAGCCCAGCGGCTGAAGATCATAATCGAACGCAAGGAACGCCTGCTGGAAGAACGGCAAGGCATTAATGATGATCTGCGCGATGTCGCATCCGAAGCCAAGGCCATCGGCTTCGATAACAAAACGATCGATGCGATCATTCGTCTGCGCAAGATGAACCCTGATCTGCGCATGGAAGCAGAAATGCTGCTGGATGCCTATAAATCCGCGCTGGGGATGGAATGATGGACTGGACGCATCCCGCCATCGAAAACCCCGATGCAGCCATCCATGATCGCGCTGACATCGCAGCAGAGGCGCTGGCCGCCTTCAACCGCCGCCGCGCGGCATACCCTGACCATGTGAAGGCAGGTGCCATCTCCGAAGATGATGCCCGTGCCGATCTGGCCGCATGGCGTGAAATCGCGCGCGATTGGCGCTGGATCGCCCTGGGTGATGGCCAGCCTGCAACGGGTGAAACTCTGGCAGGCCGCATCGCTGCGCTGGATACTGCCATTGAACGCTTTCTGGAACAGGCAGCGGAACATGGTGGGCGCTTGACCGATGATGAAGCGCGGCAGGGCGCATTGCTCTGTGCCATGCGCTGGTGGGCGCAGCGCGAACGCATGGGCCACTGCATCACCAGCCACGCACGCTTTTTCGCCAATATCGGCCACAGCTGGCGCGCCGAAAATGGGCAGCCCACGCTGGGTGAAAAACAGCGTTCCCGACAATCACAGGCACCTGCCGACACACAAAGGATCGCGGCATGAAACTCTCGTCAAAACCCCGCGCACGCATCATTGCAGACAGCCATCGGCCCGTACCGATCACGCCTGAAGAAATCATCTCTCTGCATGATCAGCAGCTGCGGGAACGCGTCAGGCGCATCAATGCCATCGTCCTGAAGGTCGAACTCTGCATCATCATCCCCGGCATGGCCTGGATCGCATGGCGCGTTCTGGAAGGGCTGGCTCGCACTGGCATGCTGCCGTGGTGAGCGGGGTAACCAGGCACTTTTCACCCTCATTATCTGAAAGGGGTTTCACCATGATGGATACATCTACCTACACCTGTGACTGCGGCAAATCCCATGGCGGCATGGCATCCGCCCCGCCACCCGGATGGGAATGGCGCGATGGCAAGCTGCTGTGCGATGATTGCACCGCT